CATTTTATCTCCAATAAATACATTATATAGTAACTGTATTTATATGCGCAGTTTTCAGGGAAAATAAAGAATGGCAACCGTACAAGTAGATATACCAGGTATTGGACTAGTTGAAGCCAAAAATGCGGCTACTGAATCCACCTTGAGAGAATTAGTTAATCTAATGAAAGGTCGTGGTGGTGGTGGTAGCGGTTCTGGTGGCGGTTCTGGTAGCGGGTCAGGTGGAAATGGACCGCTATCTCTAGCCAAAAATTTTAATGTCATGCGCATTGCTAGTAAAGCACTGGGATTTTCTTTTGGCATTCTAGGCAAAGGAATTGGATTGGCCATAACCGGAGCGGTAAAAATAGCCAAAACGTTTATGAATCTGGCAGGCAGCGCGGCAAAACTTATAGCAGACTTTGCCAACGTTGGAGACAGCCTTACATCCGCAGCAGAAATTTTTAGAAAGATTCCGATAGTTGGTGGCGTGCTGGCAGATGTGTTTGGAGCAGTTGCCGGAGCCGCAGAAAAGATGGTGTCTTCCATAGCAACGGCAGCACAATCAGGTGCTTCCTTTGGCGGTAGTATTAATAACATGGTTAGAGCAGCGGCTGGCGCTGGAATGGAACTAGACAAGTTTGCTGGTTTGATGGCAAACAATGGCGCAGCATTGGCAGCATTGGGAGTGAACACAGATACTGGCGCACAGAGATTTGGAAGGCTGTCCAAGTCACTGAGAGATAGCAGCAGAGATCTTTACGCATTGGGATATTCAACCGAAACGCTCAACGAAGGATTATTAAATTACGCTCGTAACCAACGTATACTTGGCAATGCGCAGAATATGACCGACCAACAACTAATTCAGGGATCGCAAAAGTATCTTAAAGAGATAGACCTACTTGCCAAGGTAACAGGAGAAAGCAGAAAAGAAAAAGAAGAAGAAAGAAAACAAATGCTTCTTAATATTCAATGGCAGGCCTACCTAAACAAGGTTGGACCGATTGCTGGTGCCTCTGCCATGAACTTGGTTCAGAGCTATCCCAAGCAAATGCAGCCATTCATAAAAGATTACATAATGAACTCCACGTTGACCACAGACGCAAACAGAAAAATGGGTTTTGCGATGGGAGATACCATGGCTAACCTGAACAATGCTAGAACAGCATTTAATAAAGGGGAAGCAATTAGTAATAGGGAAATGGATGTTATACGTCAAGCCAGCATGAACGATAGGAAAAGATTGCTAGATACAACCGGCAGCGCAATCATGGCAAGCGGTGATTTAGCCGAGGCTCTACAGCCTATCGCCACTATGGGAGAATTACAATCCGGCGCCATGGAAAGCGGTGCCAAGGCACAGGACAAGGCCGCAGAGGCAACTGACAACTATAACAAAATGGTCAACAAGGCCAAGGCAGATTTAGCAGCCCTTAGCAATCAGTTTTTATTAGCACTGGCCAGCAGTAACGTTCTACCAATCATGATGCAAGCGTTCAAGGTCATGGCCAATCTAGTAATGAACTATGTGGTGCCATTCTTCTACATGATGGTCGACGTTGGCAATCTCCTGTTAGGAAGCATACTGGGCATGACCGATGCTGGTAATACCCTAAAGACAGTTTATACCACGCTCATTGACATAATTTCAAATGTGCTTTCGGGAGCAATATTTGGAGTCAAGGTAGCATTTGAAGGGCTGATGAGAGGTGTTGATCACCTGTTGGTTCCTTTGAAAAATCTATGGACTAGAATTAGTGACGCCATAGGAGGATTTGGTTGGATTAGAAACGTCCTGATAGAGGTGGGATCATTCATGGGCAACGTGTTTGAGCTCTTGGGATGGGCCATAGGAAAGGTCATAGATGGATTTGTGTGGTTGTATGATCATACCGTTGGCCTATTGCTTAAAATACCAGGCGTGTCAGAAGCACTAGATACTCTCAAGGAGAATCTACCAAAACTTTGGAAGTCCTTTAAGTTTGCATTTAGCGTGGAGGGAGTAAAATATCTCTACGAATCAGTGAAAACTGGTTTCCTTAATCTAGTTGATGACATATCCAATTTCTTCTATTTTGGCTTCCAGGAGTTGTGGCACAAAATTCTATCTGCCATTCCGGGATGGATGGGAGGATTCAGCGATGCTCAGAAAGAAGAAAATAGAAAAAGAATTGATGATGAAAGAAAACAGGCTGAAGAAATCAAGAAGGAAAGAATTAGAAAATCCGAACTGATACTTCAGGGCTACGTTGACGAATTTGACGCAAAAGAAGAAAAACTAAAAGAAGATAAGAAAAACGCATTAAAGTTACAGAGAAAATTGTTCGACATTGGAACAATGAACCTACAACCAATTGGTCAGGCTACCACTTTGTTGGGAGATAATGTTAACCAATTAAACAACATAACCAAAGATCAATTGGGCGGAACTAAAAACTACGGTGATGCCATAGCACTTCTCAAACAGGAAGCGGCACAACAAAAGAGCGCCTTTGTTCCAACACAGAGCCAGGTAGTGTCTGCTGTTACACCGGACAAAGCAGCAGCACCTGCCGCCGGTGGTGGCGGTACCGCAGTCACATCCACAAGCAGCACCGCAGTCCAAACCACTTCTTCAAGCAAGGATATGCTAGTTGAATTAAATAGTAACATGGTAAGATTGGTACAATTGGCTGCGGCCGAAGTAGATATATCAAGGAAAATAGCAACAAATACTGCTAGAGATAAGAGTAACGTTCATTCGTACTAATAGGAAAAATAAATGAGTTGGAAAAAATATTTTACACCCGTTCAAATAGATAACAAGGGAGGAAGTTTTAGCCCAATTAGCGGAGGCGGCAGAGCCGGCCCTGCTAGATCCAATTATTCATCCTATCTTCCTGATGTATATGCTGGTGCTCCAAACAGAATAGAAAGATACATGCAGTATGATACAATGGACATGGATTCTGAAGTTAATGCTGCTCTAGACATTTTGGCTGAGTTTTGTACTGGCAAGGACAAGGAAAACTCAACACCCTTCCATTTTTATTTTAGGGGTGCCCCAACCAATACTGAAACAAAACTATTAAAAGAAGCATTACAAAAATGGACCAAGCAACAGCAATTTGAAAATAGAATTTTTAGAATTGTTCGAAACACATTCAAATACGGAGATTGTTTCTTTGTTAGGGATCCCGAAACCAAGAAATTATTATTTGTTGATGCTGCCAAAGTTTCAAAAATTATTGTTAATGAAAGTGAAGGAAAGATCCCTGAACAGTATGTTATCAAGGACATCAATTTCAATTTTAAAAACTTAGTTGCTACAACACCACACGGAACAACAAACACATCTCCTAGCGGAACAAGTTCATACACCAGCGGTGGCGGATTTGGTAGAGGCATGGTTGGAAACGTTGCCCAAACTCCTGGAACAAGATTTCAAAATGCTCAGAATGAAGTGACCATTGATGCCAATAACGTGGTACACGTTTCATTGTCAGAAGGATTGGATAACAATTATCCTTTTGGTAATTCATTGTTGGAAAGTGTATTCAAGGTATACAAACAAAAAGAATTATTAGAAGATGCGATTATTATCTATCGTATCCAGCGTGCTCCGGAACGTAGAATTTTTTACGTTGACGTGGGTAACATGCCAGCACACATGGCAATGTCATTCGTTGAAAAGGTCAAGAACGAAATTCAACAGAGACGTATTCCAAGTTCAACGGGTGGAGGCACAAGCGTAATTGATGCTTCATACAATCCGCTGTCGACTAACGAGGATTACTTCTTCCCACAAACAGCAGAAGGGCGTGGATCTAAAGTTGAAACATTACCGGGTGGTACTAACCTAGGCGAAATTACAGACCTACGTTATTTTACAAACAAACTATTCCGTGCTTTAAGGATTCCTGCTTCTTACTTGCCAACAGCAATTGATGAACAACCAAACACGATCAGCGATGGTAAAGTGGGTACAGCATACATTCAAGAATTAAGATTCAACAAATATTGTGAAAGATTACAGAGCATTATAGTTGAAACGTTTGATAAAGAATTTAAATATTGGTTAAGTGGTGCCGGATATAACATAGATTCAAGCCTATTTGAACTTAAATTTAATCCACCTCAAAACTTTGCTGCTTACAGACAGGCAGAGCTAGACACAACCAGAGCAAACATATTCCAGGTACTTCAGGCAGTTCCTCATCTAAGCAAGAGATTTGCCATGAAGAGATACCTAGGT